ATCTTCGATGGCACGGTCCAGTCTAGGTTTTAGGGTCGCTTCAAATTTGCGGCGCTGGATTTCCCGCTGTACTTCGTCCCAGGCAGAACGTGTACTGAAACGGAAAAGCCAGCGACCGTCCGGTGGGATCAGTCCTTTTTTGCTTTCAGGCTGCGGAGTGCAGTGAACAGCAGTTGGATCACACTGTTGTCTTTCAGGCTTGACATACCGATCAGCTCAGATGCTGCGGCAACCACAACCCAGAAAGCAGGGTGGGCAAGGATTTGTTCGATGTGCATGGAAGGGGTTTAACGCTTACCCAAACTCTAGCCTTTTTTGTTTTCAAGCACAGTGATGCGGCTGTCGTGGCGGTTAAGCCTTGAATAGATCGTCTTTCGGTCTTCCTTCATATCCTGATGCAACTCCTCCAATTTGCCAGCAATGCTTTCCACCGCCATTGTTAGACGGATGACGGCTTCGCGGGATTCGCTGGTGCGTTTGGTGAAGCCGGATATTGACATCCCAGCAATGCCAATGGAGGCACCTAAGACCGCTGCGTAGATTTCGATCACAGTGAGCCTCTGGCCTCCGTCAACCTTATTTTACCGGTTGAGGACAATGAATTTTCCTGCTTGAGTCGTCAGTCTTTCATTCTGCTGAGACGCCAAGATCACAAGCAGTGCAAGGCCACCGGCAATACTGCTGCGAATTCCGGTATTGATACTAGTTCGTAAATTCTTCATTACATCGAGCCGACCTTAGCGCTCACGGTTGGAGTGCCGCCATCAATACTGACGAGCCGGAGGCGCACGTACTTGACCGGGCAGCCGTTCAGCGCATACCCATAGGTGCCGTTTGCGGTCAGGGTCGTGTCAGTTTCGCTTTCGTCGAGATTGAAGTAATTCTCATTATCAACGCTGCCCTCAAGCCGGATCGTTACGCTTGTTCCGACGCTTGCCACGGTCACTTGAAATGCAAGATTCAGGCCAGTCGTGGCCTGAGAGTCGGTGACACCCGCACCGGTCAAGCTGCCAAGATCGGCAATCTCGTAGCCAGATTTAAGTCCGAGTGTCATCGCTCTTTCTTGTTTTCTCTATGTTATCAAGACCAGGGCACACCAGCCGCTTTCGATGGCGCGTGCTTCTCATCGAGTTGCGCTTGAAGTGCGGTTTCGATCTCGGCAACCTTCTCGTCGCCAAACTTGTCCTTGACCCAGCCGACGACGATTTCCTCGGTGAGGTTGTCGAACGGGATCATGCTGTCAGGCTCGGGTGCTTCGAGGCCAAGGCTGCCGTACGCACCAGCGGAATAGGTGCCGTCTTCAGCGTTGACGGTGTAGTGAACCGTGAAGACCACGCCGTCAGCGGTGTGGCGTTCGAGGTTGGCGATGTTCCAAGAAAAGGTGGTGCTCATGATATGTAAAAGCCTGTTGGCATTGTAGTGCAAAAGCCCCATGCGAACATGGGGCTGTTATTGCGGCAGGGCGCGTAGAGAGTAGGGTTACTGGCCCTGGCTCGATTCAATGTAGGCGACAATCGCTTTCAGTTCATCGAGCGTCGCGTTGTTCTTGATCATGTTGGCTCGCATGGAAATCACGGCGATATTGCCAGGCACGTAACCTTTGCTGTTGTCGATACGATCCAAGCTCGGAGAGTTCTCCACTTGATCGCGGTTTGATCGACCAGCACCAACACGAGCAAACAACGGAATCCCCAGCACCGGACAGATTTCAGGGATCACGATGTCGTCTTTAGTGATGGTGCAATCCAGCCCAGCCATGAGAGCGCGGTTTCGAGCCGCGTAGATCATCTTTTGTCGAGGATCTAAATCAAGATATTTCTGGATTTCGCACTGTCGACAACGTGAAATACGCGGCACGCCAAGCAAATCTTTTTTGCCACGCTTGTTTTTGTAAAAGTCAGTTTGTGGCTTGTGCTGTCCACAAACCCTGCATTGCCTCAGCATGGGGCAGGAGTTTACCAAGTGCTGAGCGCGGCTCGTTTCCATGTGTTAGTGCCCACTGCTACATAAATGTAATCAGCGTCCCAGCAGATCTCCCCGGCGGTGCCAGTATCGGATGCTGAGGCCGGTGTTTTTGCAGTGGCAATTCTAACTCGATTTCCGTTTACTTGGAGCAAGGCGCCGCCGGAATCTGTGCTTGTGCCAACTAACAACCTGCCGGAGCTGTCGATGCGGACCGCTTCACTTGCTCCATTATTTGTTCTAAAGGTATATGCACCTTGATCAGTTCTGAACCTGAGTTCATCTCCGACTGTGCCGATGGTAACGCTATCAGTTGTTGCAGCATCTGAGAAAAGAATCCCAGTGCTTGCTCCAGAGGAAATAAGACGCGCCTGTACAGTTGCTGAGTCTGAGATATGTAGTGAACTGCTGGGGCTAGTAGTGCCAATCCCTACGCGCTGTGACGAGTCAATCGTCATTGCTGTAGTTGCACCTGTATTTGCCGTTGTGGATGTTGCTAGCTCAATGGAACCGCCCGTAGAGAGGCCGTTGACATTAATGAACGCAGTTCCACGCGCACTGTTGGGGATAGTGCCGTCAGTTGGCCTGCGGTTGGCCGAAACCTGGCATGTGTCCCCTGCTGTCCCCAGATACAAAGCATTAGAGTTGCCATTGATTCTGATGTTTTGAGCAGAAGATCCGCCTAGATGCAAACTCTCAACAGGGCTACTAGTCCCCAGACCTAACCTGCCGGAGCTGTCGATACGCATCCGCTCACCACCGTTCACGAATGCAATTAAGTCGTCTCCAGTTGCGCCAAGGCGGACAGTTGAGGTGGCTGTTGTCCCGCTTGCCGCAAAAGAGATAAAAGATTCCGTCTGATCTGTTTGAAACAACCCAGCAATAGATGAACCGGTTGTTTCATTAGAGTGAAATTTAAATACTGGACTCGTAGTCCCCAGACCCAGCTTCCCGTCCGATGTGATGCGGAGGCGTTCAGTAACTGCTACTAAATCAAACAAGCGAAGAGCGTTGTCACCAGTAACTTGTCCCAATAGGTATCTATCAGTTCCACCTTCAGAAAAAATCAAATTGGCGTTGTTACCGGAATCAACATTGATGCGAAGCTTTCCATTGGCAGTCGGGACTCCTCCAACCCCAACATTCCCATTCGCATCAACAAACAACCGCCCAGTGCCATTAGTCGAGATGGCTACTTGATCTGCGCCGGGGCGATAAATGCCGGTGTTACTGTCGCCGTCGAATGCGATGCCGGGTGCCGATTCCGTACCAGAGCCTGCGTTTTCAAGCAGATCAGCGATGCTGACCTTCTTGGTTTCATCGTTGGCGATATCCACTACCGGCAGCACATCAGTGCTGGCTGGATCGGTAAGCGCGACTAGATCGGTGATCTTGATGTTGGCCACGGTCGCTGATGCACTACTTATGGCCTAATCATAGCTCCTAGATGGCATAGCGGATCACGACAATACCTGACCCTCCGTTGCCCTTGGTGGTTGCGCTATCGTCCGAGTTGCCACCACCGCCTGCTCCGGTATTCGCTCCGCCGCTTACGCCTGGTAGCACTGAGCCTCCGCTCGACGATTGTGTGCTGCCGTTCGGAGTGCCGCCGTGACCACCAGCGCCGTAGTAAACGCCAGTGCCAGTGATGTCAATCAACAAGCCAGGACCACCAGCGCCAGATGCTGATCCAGTAGCAGACGTTCCAGCGCCACCAGCACCACCGCCGCCGCCGCCGAAATAAGGACTGCCACTGCCTTTTCCGCTGCCACCTGAGGAACCTTGTCCAGCTGTTCCAGCGCCGCCATCCTTGGCGCTGCCGTCGGAACTGCCACCACCGCCACCGCTGCCGCCAGTATTTCCATTTGCGTCAAAAGCTCCACCACCGCCACCGCCGATTGCGGTTAGCCCTAAAGCGCTTGAATCACCGCCGTCGTTCAAGGCGTTGTCATTGGCAGTACCGCCAGCACCAACAACAATTGAGTAAGAGCCAGCCGTTACTGAGATACCAGAGCCAGCGGAGGTATAGAGCACACCACCACCACCGCCGCCGCCTGTTGACCAGCTTTCACCTGGAGCGCCGCCGCCGCCAACGATAAGGTACTCTGCAGTCAATGATCCATAAACAAGCAAAGTACCACTTGAGGTAAATGTATGAACTCTATAATTGGTCCCTCCGTCGGTAATTGTTGTGACCGTACCACCAGTGGCAAAGCCCGAACGCCCAGCGGCAGCCACCATCAAGCCATGTGCAATGCTTCTCATGACTCAATCCACGTAATCGACAAGTGCAGCACCACGCCAGCGCGTTCCGCCGTCTTTAGTGACGAACATGAATAGGTGTGTTTTGCCGGTGGTCAGTGTAGGCGCCACGTCAAACGGCCATTTTACCGATGCTGGCCAAGTGATCGTCCCGCTTGTATGCGTTACTTCAAGCGTAAATGCATAAGCGCGACCGGATGCTGGTGCATTGCTGAATGTGAATGTGCTGTTAGCAGCAATGGTTTTTGTGAAGTAATTCCCTAATGAGCAGTCAACATCAAGTGCAGCGACGGCGATCTCGTCCTCGGTGTAGGGGCCGTCGTTAGCGATGCCGCTGTCAAATGTTTGCAACGCGGTAAACGATTGCGCTGTGTCGAGCTTGGCGGTGTCAGCGTCATATGCCTGGACATCCGTGCCGATAACAAGTCCAAGCGTTGCGCGTTGAGTTGCAGCGTCTGCATCATCAAGCAACGCACGGGCTGCAGCAGTGCAGGCAATTTCCTCGATCGGACCAGCGCCAGCAGTGCTACGCCCCAGCAACTTGTCGGTGGCGCTCACGTTGGCGAGCTTGCTGAACGCAATGTCGGCGCTGGCATTGACATCAGCGTCAACAATCACACCTGATGCGATTGAAGTGGCAATACTCGCGCCACTGGTCAAGTCGCTATTGACGGTACCTGTGACATCTCCGGTGACAGCGAATGTGCGAGTGCTGCTTAAAGCCGTGGCCGTGTCAGCGTTGCCAGTCAAATCAGCGGTGATCGTGCCAGCGGTGAAATCACCAGATGCGTCACGGGCAACGATCGCGCTTGCGGTATTGGCGTCGGTTGCAGTGGTGGCGCTATTGCTGACCTTGCCTGCAGAGCTGATCGTATCAAGATACGTATCAACAATGGCGCTGCCTTCCCACGTGCCAGTGCCAATGGTGCCGACACTGGTCAGGCTGGAATTGACGACACCACTACCAAGCGTGGTGCTGCTCAGTACTTCTGTGTCATTGATTCGATAGCTTTTGCCACTGGCGAGATCGATATGCTCTGAGCTGGTCCAGCTATCGGTGGCATCAAGCCAGTTGAAGGTTTTATCAGTCGCGCCCTTTAGCGTGATGCCGCCAGTATTGGCGGTGGTGTCTGTTGGGGTGTTGACATTACCTAAGACGATGTTGCGATCTTCGACATCAAGCGTTGTGGTGTTGATGATCGTTTGGGTGCCATTAACCGTCAGGTCTCCAGTGACGGTTGTATTGCCTGTGACGCTTAGGTTTGGAACGGTAAATGGATCAGCAGCAAGAGCAGCACTGATGTCAGTGGTGATTCGGCTGGCAAGCTGGGCAGCGTCAACTACTTTCCCTGACGTACCGTTGGTGATGTCTGCGTTGGTGGCAAGCCTGACGGTGCCGTAAGCGCTGGTCGTTGCAACGGACACTGTTGCGGCAGATTGCCATGAGCTGCCGTCATATACCTTGAAGATCGGTGTGCTTGATGTGTCAAGCCACGGATCGCCTTTGGTTGGGCTGCTTGGTGCTGACGCTCCAACCCATATGCCGGTGACTTTGCGGATGTTACCCGCAGTGTCCTTACACGTCAGGAATGGGCCGTCAGCGTGATAATTCAGCGCGATCTCGCCTAGGGCAAGGTCACTGGGAAAAGGCTGCTTTTGCGAGACAGCGCTTTTCTTGAGTTCAATTTGCAGGGACATGGCTATCGAGCCGATGGAAGCCGGTCATGGGCCGGTGTTTTCATTCTACAACGAACCGTCTCTGGTGATAATTGAAGCGTAGGGCTGCTCTACCCCCCAGAAGGCGTAGCTGTAACCAAGTCCCCCAAACGATTTCAAATTGGTGAAGCGCTGAGGCTCAACGCGAGTCCAAGTGCTGTAATCGCCAGAAAGCTGATAAAGGCCGCCATCCGTATGAATTGCATAAAACGGCATTCTCCAGTTTTGGATAGCAACTGAAGCAATGCTGCCACTCACAACGCGAAGAGCTGTTGCATCTAAAGCACCAAAATTAGCTGCATCGGCGCTTGCGGCAATGGCTAGCTCATTTTGATCTGTCAAAAAGGTAAAAGTTTGATCGTCCCAGATTGATGGGCAATTCATCTCTATTACTTTTCCGTTTACTAATGGCAGGTCATAGGACAGCAGATTACTCAAAGTTCCACCGCTAGGAGCGCCTGTCAGGTTTGGTTCCATGTCACCAGCGCACCATATAGTTCCAGTGTCGCTCAAGAAAAGATAATTTTCTGCACCCCCTGTACCCCCGACCGCCCTCAACTTGAAGGCACGGGTAAAAACTTCTCCTGCCGGGATGGTAACATTTAAGGGTTGAAAAACTGGATTTATTCCACTTACATCGCCAGTGCCTGTGTAAATATCGCCATTTTTTGCTTGCGCCCAAATCGTGCCAGACCATGTTCCCATTGATCCAATATTGAAAAAGGTAATCCCTGGTGCCATTCGCTGCTTACTGGCAGGATCGGGGATTAGTTCTGGTCTGTAAGGTCCAAAATGGTAAACTTCCCCTAAATTGTTCATTGCATAGATTCCGGTAAAAGCGTAATCTCCTGCCAAGGAAATCCAAGTATCGGAATCATCAAAAAGCTGGAATGGGCCTGGCAGTTGCGTACTCCTGAAAATTCCTGTCGTTGCATACAACTTAAAGTCTGTTCCGATAGCAATAATCGTGTGTCCACCCGTTTCGACGGCGTTGAAAAATTCAACATCACCCGAGTCAACTTGAGACGCAATGCCACCGCTAACAATCCAGTATTTGCCTACCTGCGAAGTAATAACAAAGAATGCCGTAGTAGTAAAGACGTTAACGTCTGACCATTCACTTATTTCTCCGTTGTTGGCGCGGTATCGCACCCTGATTCTGTATGTTGTTTCAGGCTCAAGATCTGTGGGAATTTGCCAGCTTGTCAGGTTTAATGTATCAACCAAACTTTCGACCAACGGTGACGTAAATTCAGTATCAGCATCAGTGGTGACTTGCCAATCGGTGCTTGCATGAGTAAGCCCGATTTCAGAAGTGAAATCACTGCTAGTAACGAACGGGTTTTTCTGGGCATCGCTAAAGCCATCTGCTGGTTGCAACACGCTCGGCTTCAAGACCGGAATGCCAACACCAAGTCGCACATTAAGAGCGGAAACTTTGTATGTAAGTCCGTTTCTATTTGCAAGAAAAAGATCTGTATCTAAAATGCCACCCGCTCCAGGATTCAGGCGAATGTAATCAAAAAAGTTTTCGCCTGTAATCTTGTATGTCACACCATTTCTGTTGACCAGTAAAACATCAGAAGACAGCACTTTGTCGTAAACATCTTCTGTATTTACGCTATAGGACAGGCCAGCGCGATTGACGACGAGTTTGTCTGTGTTAGTTAAGGTCATGGCAGCTCGGGGTAGCTTTCAATGGGAATAGGATAGGTGAGATTTGCGCTAGGAACTCTTGCGTTGCTGTCAAGCGGCGCTAATCCATTCGCTGCTGCGCGTAATGCAGCAAGGTTGCTAGGCACCAGCGCTCTCGCGGTATCGCTGTAAGCAGCGGCTTCAGCATCAGTGGCAATTTCAATAATCCCTTGCTGCGTTTCAGATGCAGCGGGCAGATTCCCGGTGGGGATAGCGGGCAGCTCGCTGGTCGGCACTTTGCCAGCACCATCGAGCGAAGCTAATCCATCAACAGCACCACGCAAATCACCCAGCGTGGCGGGCGTGATTGCTTTGTTGATGTCTTCCAGCGCTGCTACCTCTGCAGCCGTGGCAAGTTCAATGATCCCTTGCGCTGTAGCGCTAGCAACGGGCAACACATTTGGCGCGAATGTAGGCGCACCATCGACCGTGCCATTGATCGTGATGTTGTTGAATGCCGCCTCTTGAAGCGCGTTAAATTCATCGGTGACTGTCAGTGTGTCAAAACTGGTTGGCACCACCGGGAAATCAGGATCACCGCCAAGAGCACCGAGGCCAGCGGTTTCAGTGGTGACGACAGTATTAGTTCCAAGGTCATTGATTGTATCGCCTTGAACGATAAGTCCGTCTTCGTTGAAGCCAGTGTTGTAAACCCTGCCGCCCATGTGATTGACGGCGAAATAGTCAACCTTGTGCTGGTCACTCAATGCCGTCACTTGATATTTCGGCATTGCCTTGGAGTAGTTGCCTTGACCGGCCCACTCGTAGGCTTGACCGAAAGCGCGGATCAAACTCGGGCGGTTGAACTCCATCGGCCAGTAACCGCGAGCGCTCAGTTTGCCGCTTGGCGCAGGACTGCTCAGTGCCGATGGATCCCAATCACGCGCTGCGGCGGTATCTTGCAAAGCCAGCACTGAATTGACGTCACTGGCGCTGTACCCCACGGCAAGCATAAAATCAGCGATACCGCGATAATCTGTCGCGCTTCTTACCTGCTGAAGAATATCGGTATCAGTGGTCTGATCGATGCCAAGATCAGTACTGTCTGGATCGTTGGAAAGATCCTTGTTGATTAAAATTTCTGGAGCAATAGCAATACGAAGCGCTTCAATGCCGCGCTCATTGGTAAGCATCGGCAGCGTCGGTTCCCATTCGTCAGTCGAGAACGAATCAAACGCATCGTTGCGCTTGGAGCGATAGATGCGGTTGGAGCTTAGTGCAGGCGTACCAACGCGGTAATATTCGCCAGGTGTGAAGCCAGTGGCAGAATCGCCAGGTCGCAGTACAACATTGAAGCGACTGGATGACACGCTGCCGCTAGTGTTGTCCACTGAGGACTCGCTCACCAAGAACACTTGACCGGCGCCGTTGTTTGGATCGAGCTGCGTTGCGGTGCTGCCACGACCACCAAGGCGAGCAATGAAATTACCAACAGGACGTCGCGTTGCGGCGGGGTTGCTGTTTTCGGTGATGATCGAATACTTGCGTTCCGATGGAGTGCGAGTGTCAACCAATCGACGGATGTAGACGCGGTTGCCGACAAGCACCGCAGGGTCCATCGTGGTGATGTTATTGATCGCAAGATCACCGCTGGGATTGACGTTGACAAGCGTTGGTGAGCCTTCATCCCACGGTGTTGCCGCCAACTTCGCCCTTACGTCAATAGCAGAAGAAGCATTCTTGTCTCCTGGCACGAAACCGGGACCAGTGTCGCGGCTGCGGTTCTCGATCCAGATGTAGTCATCTTCTTTAAGCGTGTAACCGTAGCGGCCAAAGGTAAGGTTGGGATCAAAGGCCGTATCAAGCGTGATCACACCAGTGCCGCTGTCATAGCTGGCGACGGTGCCAATGGTGATTTGACGAATGTTGCTGCCATCCGTACGCACCCTAGTGGCGCGACGCACAGCTTTCGCAAGGAAGTTCTGATCTTGATTGAAGGCGCCGCTGGCAGTGCCGATGCCACGAAAGCCGGATGACAGCAATGCCGTCAGGCCAAAGTTTGAGTTGCTGTTGGTGATGGTGCATTCGCCACCGCTTGCAGTCCAATGGTGAACTGCATCACCAATTACAAAACAGCTAACTTCCTGCAAGATTGAGTTGTTGATGCACTTGAAGCCGAAGCTGCGGTAGTCGGTGTCGTAGCAACCAGTGGTGTGATTGATGTTGCCCGCAATGCGATAGCGGACATTGTTGATGTCAGAAGCAATGTAGGCGGCGTAGCTAGCAGGGACGTTCCATGAGCCACTGGCGTAGGTTTCCCATGCGTTCATGTCCTTTTGCAAAGACACGTTGGTGAACTGCGCCACCACCATGCTCTTGAAGCCTGTTACCTTGTCGCCATCAAGGAACATGCCGCACATCCCATAATCGGAACGCAACGAGCAGTTGAACACATACGGCGAGCTGCCGCGTGTGGAGTCAACGTCAGCAACGGCGGCACCATCCGGATAGACCGTTGTGATCTGCGTTTCGCCGGGATTGATGAGTTCGACGTCGGCAGGGTTGAGATTAAACGCCGTCGCCACCTTGGCGTAGAAAGCGCTCAGTTCTGCTTCAGCGCAAAATTCAAAAGCGGACAGCAGATGATGCGACGTGGTGACACCGATCGCATCCTTGAAGGTGAAGTTGAAGAAGAACGAACCACCAGTGGCCTTGAAGATGGCGCCACGAGCAGTGGATGGGTTGAGATTGGCTGCTGGGACCGTGCTCGGACGGATGACGGATTTACGCAGATCCTCGCCAACGATGCTGACGCCACGGGGAAGGATGACGCCGATGCCGCTGCCGTTGAACGCACGGAGGTTTTCAGTAGTGGGCGAGAACGATGTACCCCAGGAGCTAACGGTTTCGGATCCAGCAGGAGCGTTGTCGATGATGTGCTCACCTGGCGACACGCGGATCACAACGCGGTCATACAGGTCATTGCTACTGCCAGAAACGATGGACAATCGAGCAGCTTCGATCAGCGCACGTTGCAGAGTTTTGAATGGAGCGCTTTTTGAGTACCCAGCCGTGATCTGCTGATTTGTCAGCGGTGGGACGGCGGTTTCGCTGGCAATGCCGCTTTCCCAGTCATCCGTTCCAATCTCAGGATCGACATAGAGACTGGTGGTCGTGACTCCTTGGTTCGTGCCACCGACGTAACGACGCGCAGCGACAGCAATAGCAGCGATCTGATCACGAAAATCAGCTTGAGTAATATCGATGTCGTCAATCGCGCCAGGCTGGCCAGGCAGTATGATGGCTGTCACGTCAGTCCCCTAAGCAGAGCAAGCTTATGTGCCCATTCTAAGCTCAATCGGCCCTGTCGTGACAAAATTCGCGGTTCCGACAATGATTTCCCCTGCCCTGGTATTGACAGCACTGTTGGTTATCAATATATCGCACTCGTAAAACAAGTCACCAGGCAGAAGCTGCGGCTGAGCGGCGTTTTCCTCTCTGCCGTAAATCATGTAAAATTCCGCTTTTGCCTTGCATCCTTTTTCTGTCAACAAGAGTAATTGCATTAAAGCGGTAGCATCATAGCTGTCATCGCTTGATCTCCTGTCAATATCAAAGTCAAATGTACCGCCCCCGCTAACTATTGATTTCACGTTTTCACCAAATTTGTCCCCAACCGCCGTCGTGCTAATTCCCGCAGCATCCAGGTTGATGCTCCACTCCGCAATGCAGCCTTGAATGATCCATGGAAAGCCATTGACCCAGCGGCGAGGCGCAAGCTCGGCATCATCGTATTCCGTGTTGCCAGCGACCGGTTGAAGATACAGCGGAGGGAAATCGCAAATGCTCTCTAACGTAACCTCGTCGGTGACGTCGCTGAGGCGATATTCGCCAACGGCTGCTACGCACTCTGCGATTGCATTGTCGTACTCTTCTGTCCCAGCGGCAGACATTACAATGTATTCAAAATCAAGCCGCTTGATGTCCACCCTGTCAGCAGCCGCGCCTTTCAGTGCTTTGGCTCGCGAATCGTAAAAGCTGATCCGATCCAGCCTGTCTCTATAAACGTAGTATGTTGCGCTATTGACCGGAGCACCACGGTTGTAAAAGTAGGTTGTAGTGTCATCGATAAAACTGATAGAGTCACCGCTTTGAGTTATCAGAGTATCTTCTGCCTGCGTGATTAGAAAAGTTGTGATTCCGGTGTAGTATGCGTCGTCATTTGATGTGACATGAATCCTGTTCGGGCCAAGATCCCAGTACGAGCCGAAGTAGCAACCAACCCCTCCCGGCAAGGACTGGGCGGAAAACGGCAAGCCATTGGGCGACAGCAGCCTGACTTCATCGCCATTCCAAAACTCTTGACTATTGACTAAAATGACATCAATATCAGCCCTGGAGCTGGATTGGGGGAGAATTATTGGGCTAGGCGCATCGCGCCTAAATCTAACAATCCCATTTGTACCAAGAACGGCCATGACTAGAAGCCACCGCTAATAGAGCCAGAGATCTGGAACGATATAGAGCAAACTTGAATATCCGCAACGCTCACGCTGGGTGATGCTGCTGTCAAAAATGCGTTACAACTAAATGTTTTGCCACCTACCGAATCCAGCACAAATTCAACTGACTGAGAGGCATTGGAGCTGTTGCTGAAAATGCTGTTCAATAATTCGACCGCGCCCCCTTCTGCTGGATCGTACATTAAATCAGCAGTGCCAGTCACTCCGCGCAGGCCGGTAGTGTACGTTCGATCGTGACTTCCGAGATCAGTCGTTTCCAGTGCGTCCCGATTGACGTTCAGCGACCATGACCGGACCTTGCCGATTGTACTGCCATTCCAGCGCAAGGCGCCATTTTTTCCAGTAAGGACGGCCACGAATCACTCCAACCTATGAGCATCATAGCTAAAAGTCACGTGTGGCTTCAAGGCTAATGCGGACACTGCTGATGCCAGGTTTGACACGCTGGACTTGAGGTGGCGCAGCGAAGTGCCAGATCAAGCTGTCGCCGCCATCTGAAACATATGCGGTCAGCGTGGCATCGGCGCCATCGAACACCGCGCTGGGGACCGTTACGGCATCGAGCTGTCCGCGTGACGCATTCCAGGCATTAAGGAATTGAGCAGCAGAGGCGTCGGTGATGTTGTCAAAACTAAGCTGCAGCGTGGACCGCGATCCACGATTGCCGAAAATACGACGTGTCACCACGCCGCTGATTGAGGTACTGGACTTGACCGGAAACTCCGGTGCCGTGAAGTCCATTGCGGTTGGTGTCAGCGCAGGTAGTGTTGCCATTAACTTTGGACCTCCCAGTTAAAAGCATTATCAAACCCATCGGCGACTTCGAGAACGCCGGAGCTATTCACTGGCATGTGCATCGCTTCTATTGTAAACGTGCCTTCGTCGTCTGGCGTTATTCGTTCCACTTGGTAAACGCGGACTTGAGTGCTGGGTAGCTTGACAGTGAAAACAATACCTGTAGGTGTAGCGGTCTTGCCGTCTCCGCTAACAGAAAGCGTTGTGTCGGCTGGCGGCGTGCCCTCGGTTCCGTCCCAAGCAATCACCTGATAACTGCCAGCCGCCAAGGCTTTTGTGCTGACCAATGCGCCTTCGGGTGTAACGACACCATTGTTGAACTCGTCATACTCGGTTTCATCCATTGCAACCTTGATGTAGTCGCCAGGCGACAAACCTGCCATTAGGCCATCATGCATGGTTTTAAAGGTAATTGTATGCGTTGGAATGCGACGCATCCGAATTAAAAACTTTGCCGCATCGATTGCATGAGCGCGGCTGGTGCAGTAAGCCGACATGTCAAGCTGCTCGATCGGATCGGTTGCGGATCCGGTGGCTTCACGTACTAGCACTTCACGCACCAACGGGAACAAGCCGGGGCTGGTCAAGTCGTTGCTGGGGCGCTCTTCGCGGTAACGAACGGAAACTTGGATCGGATCGCGGTCCTCGGGATCGAAGTATTGAAGCTGGAAGCTGTCCTCTGCGATATTGCCTGCGGTGAACAGGCCGGCGATCGATACAGCAGAGAACGAGATCGCGGGTCGCAAGAAATATTTGCCGTCGATCTCACCGAACTGCAGCAGATGCGTAGCTGCCAGATCCGCTGCCCATTGCCGGATGTTGATCGGCTCTGCAACGGCAGCATCATAGAAATACTTCCGGTCTTGGCACCACTGCGCGGCAGCGGCAAACTCAGTCGTGTCGATCATATAGGACTTGATGAACGAACCAGCGCCGTAACGTGTGTTTATCATCAGGTCATACAGCACATCCGGGAACAGGTGCGTGGCGCCAGATCCACCAAGCATTCGTGTGCATTCTTTGCCGCCGGTCACGTAGCTGGAGAACTGCGCGAACTGCTGCCATTCCGCTGATGAACGGATGTTGATGCCGACCAATGCAAGGTCGTCATATTGGGGAGCAGTTTCGTTGGGAACGATCTCGTTGACGTAAACAATCTCGTGTTCTGGGCCGGACTCAGCAGTTGTCGAAATCTCGGAGTAGACGAAAGTTTCAGCCAGCTTTGCATAGTCGTCGATGTAAGTGTTGGTATCAGTTTTAGGTAGTCCTTTGTATATCCGGTATTCGCTGTCGCCATCGACTATTATCTCGGTGTCAACGAGAAATGTTGTCGTTTCCGGCATTGATGAATCAGCAACAAAAGTAAACGCTGAATTATCGGACGGAAGTCCTGATGCTCGCGTTAGCGAGCCATTAACTGTGACGGTATAAGTCCCCGTTGCCTCTCCTGTTGTTCCAACTTCTGACGTGCCATCTGCAGTAGCCGTGAAAGTATCACCAAGACTAGGGAAAGCAGGTCCACCAATCGCTGCCCAGTTCGTATTGCCAACAGCAGTAATTTCATACGTCTCGCCAATCACAAAACTTCCAAATGCCACAACGCCGTATCTTTGTCCTATTGCAGATACGTCGAAGCTTTGCCCTGTAATCAGTGGAATGTTAACCTCGCCTTCGTCGCTTGATGTGATGCTAAGTTCAACGCCGTTCGCCGTAGTTTCGCCAGATGCAATCGAAAAAGTTGTTGCTATGTTAGCTGCATGTGTGTGGCCAGATGTCTTTCTAAGATAGCGATATAGACTATCTAACCCAGACACGCCAAACGCTTCGTTTATGCTAAAGCTATCTGCGGATCGAGTTACCTGTTCTCCATTGAAAGCGACTGCGCAACCATTCTCGGGAAGCGTAACAAGAGGCAGCTTGTAATCAAGCACGTATAAGTTTGTGCCGCCGTCAAGATCAGCTCGAACCTCAAAGCCCGAAACAGGCTCAAACATAAATTCGCGCTGATTTACCGCAGAAAACTCGAAACGAATAAAGTTGAAAAGCGATTGTTGCGACTCGCTGCGGGTGCCATAAGTGTGATTTAAATACTGCCAAGCCGCATCACCGTATTCGCGCCATTTAATCCTGAAGAAGGAGTAGCGCTCAAAAGGAGTAGTTATCACTCCGCTTTGGTTGAAGACATTTAGGATGTCATCTGCATCCTCGTTTTCAAATGCTTGACAGTAAGCGGTGTCTATTTTTTCAAAGGTTTTTGTTTCTTGGAAATTGCAAAGTCCATTTATCCTTGCACCTAGAGTTGATTTTAGCCCGATTTCAACAGCACTACAAGGTCTTGAGTTTGAAACATGAGCAGTTGCATATTTAAGTAAGTGCCCACCTGTCGTACCTACCTCGCGATTAGGCAGATCGGACAGCGCTCCACTTTCGACTGAGACTGTATCAGCAAGATATGCTTGCTTGTGCTCCTTTATCTGACCAGCGCGTACCACTTCAAAGGTTGCTGTTACAGTCACGCCTATTGCGCCGCCTTGAACATCCGCATCTGAAACGAAAGGGCCATCTGTTCTTGAGACACAGATAGCCAAAGCATTCCCTACTTTGTAAAGCTCGCCCTCTACAAGCGCGTCGTCCCAGCTTTTTTGAAGAGAAGACACAGCAGACGCAACATCCTTGGCTGTAGCGTCATCATCATCGATTCCTGGCTCGTCATAGTTATTAAATACAACATCCTTGTGCGATTCGCTAAAAATCTTGTAAGTAAGGGTGTCGCCCACACTGGCTGTCCTTGTTTCGCTATCGGCAGCAATAGATTCATTATTTAATCCGCTAAATGTTGTAAATGGTGCGCGGATCTTATCGCGCTGGTTCATTTGTTGGGAATCGGCAGGGCAGCGAACACGTACCTCGCCCCCGGACTGGGGTTTAACTTGACTCCTGACCCCAGGGCGCAGCAGGGGGTTGACCTTATACATCAGGTCATTGCCTATCGGTGCATAAACACCGAACGTGGTCTGCGTGCTTGGGCGATTGGATGAGCAAAAGTCCGTTCGCGGCTGACCGTTCCAGTACACCTGAAACACGTCAGAGCCACTGGAGCTACCATCATCATTAAAACTGGTGCGACCGAGGACGCGATCCGTTCCAGCGATACGACCACCATCGGGGCTGAAATAAACGGTAACCCGAGCACCTTGCCCCGTTGCCAAAGCACTATCGAATACGTAGCCCTGCAACGTGTTGGAGCCGATCGCAAAGCTAGTCGTATCGATGCTGCTGACGGTGCCTTCACCAAGAAGGAACACACCACGCAGCATCTGACCGCCGCCGAGACTCAATATCTGGTTCCACAGCATCGGCATATTGATGCGGATGCCACCGTAGTAATCGCCGCTGATCACTTCGCGTTTGGCGTAAACGATCGGGATAATGCTGCCGAGCGTGGCGATGTCCTGCTGACTGTCGAATCCGTACCGTGGCGCAAACCTGCTGTTGCGGATGATCGGATCGGTGGTGTCCTGCGCCTGACGCGGCTGGCCTGCTTGGCCGGGTTGTGGAATTGTTGGTTTCAGTAGCGCAGAGATTACCAGCGAGCCAACGCTCAGCAGCAGCGATGCAGCTGCCAAGTAGACTTCCACACCAGCCACCACCGCAGGCTGCGGGCCTTCAGCTGCGCGTTTCCGCACCTCGATCTGGAAGTGACGGTACTGCTCTTCCGTCAGACCAAGGATGTCGGCAAGGTAGCGATCAGAAGGCAGCATCATTTGAATTTCCTAAACTCCAGCGGTTTGCAGCGATCCAGCGGCATCCATTGCACGCCACGACGATGATGAACGTGGAGCAAACCACCATCAACAACAACGCCGATTCCAATGGTGCGTGCAGTGGAGAACAAGGTTACTGCGTACTCCTCTGGAGCATCTAACGGTATTGTAAGTTCCTCGTAGGTCTGCGCTAACAATCGATGCCTGCCCCATTCGGCAAGATCCAGCCAGGTCGGATCAAGCCGTGGATGCGGTGCGCGGGCATCTTCGAGCACGTTCCAGACCATGATCAGGCAATCGGCGCCGTGGCCGTTGCGTGGATCAGCGCGGAACCGATGTGGTAGCCCAATCCAGTCTCTCCACATCAGCTTACCACCAATGATCCGGATGTTGGCAATGCGCCAACTAAGGTAGTGCTCAGCGTACGACGCGGCACCTGCGCTTTGACGGCATCAAGTGGTGATGTCAGCTTCAACACCACGCGGGTGGTATCCATGTCGTAAGAAGCAACGCGCCAGATTTCAGATGCGACCAGCGCTTCATCGGCAAAGGTCAGCGGATCAAGGCTGACGGTTTTGATTTCGAGCATGTAGCGGTTCTGCACCGCTTCAGCGAATAGGTTGACTGAGATCGCATCCGTACCAGCCACCAGTGATGCGCTGGAGCGTTCACCACCGCGAGCACCGCCGCCGGATGAGATAGCAAATGGCGCAAAGCTGTACGTCACCCCGCCGTACGTTCTGGTTTCGTTGATGCTGAAGTTCTGATACGGCGTGCCGGTGTACGCATCAGCCTGCGTCTTGAAGCGGACGTAATTAACGAATGCGTAGGCGCTCATATCCCGACGCGGCTCCTGGTCTTGACGCTATTCTGCAACGCCTGCAGCGTCAGTGCTCGACCGCGCTCAGCGGCTTGCGCCATGCCTTTGCGGTGCTGCTCAGCGGTGACGTATTCAACGCCGTTGATCACCTGCGATTCGTATTTGATGTCAAGCTTGCCGGGTGTTGATGCCATTTGCTCAATACGCTCTCGTTCATAACGCCGGTCAAATTCTTTTTGTTGTGACATGATTTGCATTCTATTCTCTTGGATACGCTCGCTTTCACGTATTGCAGCCCGTGTCGCAACTGTCGCTTCACGTTCGGTTTCGCTGTCGTCAGAAACAGTCCCGCCATTCTCGGTGTCAATAGAGTCAAGGAATGCTCTGTTTTGCGCTTGCAGATTTTCGTTTGACATCACCATGCCACTGCTAGATGGCATGAACAACTCAGGGCCGCGTTCACCGACGATGTAAGGCTGGTTTGCGTTGACCGGGCCGCCGTCGGCGCGGAATCCAAACATGCCCGCATCTAACGGACCAACGCCACCCATTTGGTTTGCTGCATCCAGTCCTGCTTCGGCACTGCCGCCAGCGAAGCTAAAGCCGCTGCTAATAGCGCCCAATGCTTTGAGGATGGTCTGCAATGCAATCATCGCCAGCTGCTTTGCGATGATCTCAGCGGCCATTTCTAAGAACGCCTTGCCAATACTTTCAAAAGCATCAGCCAGAGCTTGCTCTGTGGATTTGGCGCCTGAGATGACATCTGTAAATGCCTGGCTAAATGCGTCGCCGATTGCTGTGGCGGCACCTGTGATTTGATTTACGGGATCCACCAACTCTTTCAGCTCTCTTTTGAGCTGCGTAATGTTTTGCTGTACTTTCTCGAACGGGGTTGGGTCGATCTGTTGGCGAATAAGGTCAAGATCCTCAGCGGTGGCACCAGGATATTGTTGTGTGAATTCCTGCTGCGCTCTTGCGACTCTCTCTTTTGGGTCAACCATTCCCAACTGCTCGCGCAATCCAAAGCGAGCGTCTTCCAAGGCTTCCGCCTGCTTCTTCAGCTCTATGGTGTTTTCCTGAACAAGTCCAATTCGATCATTTAAAGCATTGTTGATATTTTCTTCTATTCCAAAAATTCTTTGCTTTTCGGCTAGCTGAAGCTGAGCAGCACGTATTTGAGCTTTTTCCTCCAACGCTGCTGCTTCAACAGCTTTTTGATAATCCAGCTGAATCTCAAGGTCTTTTTTCAAGAACTCAAGACTAATTGCATCCTGCCTAAGAGCATAGGCTTTTTGTGTATTGTTTTCTGTTTGAGCAAAAATAATCTGCCTTGCGTTTTCCCTGATTTCAGTATTGACCTCAAGGAGCGCCTTTGAGCGCTCTATCGCATCTCCTTGCAACTGGATTTGCGCAAGCTGTTGAGCAATTCGCTCTGCATCGCGGGTGGCTTTTTTGCCTTCGGAGTCCGCTGTGTCAACGGTGGGTCCCTTTAAATCAGTTACACCGTCAAGAGGCTCGCCGTTAGCTTTGCGCAACGCTCTTGCGCGAGCCCCTTTCGGCCCTCCATAAACAATGCCTCCAGCGGTGAACTCCTCCATGACGCCACCTTTGCCAAACTTATACCCTTTTTGCTCATACTCAATTCTAATTTTATATGTACCTTTAAGGCGCTCTAGCTCGCCTCTAAGCTCTCTGATTTCTCCCTTCAACCTTTTAGCATCACGGCCAGTCGCCTTCTGCTCGCCATTTATGCCCTCAAGCCTTGCTGTCGCTTTTCTAATAGAATCTTCGTATTCAAGAATTTTATCCTTCATTACCTGAGTAGATCCAACGCCATCGTCAAGAAGCGCGTTAAGCTCTTTTTGACCTTCGTAATACTTGTAAATCCCAACAGTGGCGGCAGAGATACCCGCAGCAAGCGCTACCCAGGGATTCAGCAATGCGGCGACAGATGAAGCCTTCAGGGCAACAGTGAGAGCCCCAGCCGCTGAGGCTGCCTTCATCATGGCAACTCCAAGAAGGCTCAAGCCAGCAGTTCCAGCAACCTTGATGGACGCAATACTCAATGCACCCATCGCAAGCGCTGCACCACCAGCCGCAGCCGCCAACACATCAAGATTTTTCGCAACAGACAGAGCAAAATCGCCAATTTTGGGCAACAAATTAACCAACGCTGGCGTAATATTTTCAATAAAGGGAATAAATGCTTCCTGGAATTGCGCACCAATAGGTTGCAACGCTTTACCTACTTCTTGCCGCATTTTGTCATATGCAACCTGAAGTCTTGCCCCCGCAGATTCAGAAGATGCAGCAATTTCTTCCGCCAATTTTCCATAATCATCACCCAATTGAACCAAAAACTTCATCAAATCATTCAATCCAACCTTGCCATCTTGCAAGGCTTTTGTGAGTTCAGGCCCCGTTCTTCCAGACGCTGCGGCAATTTTATTAAATGTACCAGGCAACCTCTCAGCGATCTGGTTGATTTCTTCCGCAGAAACTTTGCCCTTGCTAAAGATCTGCACCAATGCCGTTACGGCACCTTCAACCTGCTCAGCACCGCCACCAGTTGCGATAATTGCAGAGTTGATATTCTTAAATGCAAGCTCTGCATCAGCGACACCGCCACCAGCACCTTTAACGGCAGCGGTCAAGCGAGTCATGCCTTGGATGGCAACATCTTGGGGAATATTCAATTCCTTTGTAACGCTTGATGCCGCTGCCATTGCACGATTAAATTCGTCTTGAGATCCAGCAACGCCGCGAAGCGCAATCTGCATTTTCTGAATCTGAGCAGCATAATCCGCAAACTCACCAAGCTGCCTTCTCAAGCCACCAACCTGCGCACCAATCGCAGCACCAGCAAACGCACCGCCAACCCCACCGATAGCACCGATAGCGCCACCCAAGAAACCCTCAGGGCCACCAAAGATGCCACCTGAAATAGCAGCACCCGCAGCTTGGGTCATCTGCATTGGGGACATGCCACGACGGCGGCCCATGCGACGGCTTACCGCTTCAGACTTGCGGTCAAGCTCAACCAAGTCACGGGTCAATAACTGGAATCGCTTGCTAGTGGCAGGAAGCGTAACCCTGTAATTTTCGAGCGCAGACTTAAGCCTGTTGATGCTGTTAATACTTCCGTCATATGCGCCCTTGGCTTCGCGAATCTCCCGGCGAAGATTTAAATCAGCTCTTCTTGCCGCTTCTTTTGCCTCCGTATTTTCCCTGATTGCATCGGTTTGAGAGATGTACGAACGCCTCGCGGCATCATTTGTTTCAAGCTCAACTCCCGCCGGACGCTGACGACGGCCACCAACAGTTCCAAGATTTGTCGGCAATGCAGCAATTGGCTGCAGCGGGCCTACAGTTCCACGACGCGGCACTGCTCCGCCGCTCATTGCAGCACCAGTCCCTGGTGCAGTAGTGCCGCCAGCAGCGGGCAGCATCAATGGCGTTGCTGCGACACCAGCACGTACGGCCTCGGCAAGCTGCGCACCAGCAGCTTCTTGCGCACGCACCATTGCGCGGTTCAGGTAATTTCTTGCAGTTGCCGTATTTGCATAAACACCTTGCGCAGCAGCGGCTTGCTGGGCCATATCAGAAACATGGCGATAACTATCTCCTAGCTGACGGAGCTGAGTCTCAAGATTCCTGACTTGGTTTGCGTTTTCTGCATAACGTCTTGATCCTTCTGCTGTTTGAACATCAAGCTCATTCATCTCAGACTGAAGCTGTCCAATCGCTTCACGCAGGTTTTTTGAGCTTCTAGCGGCAACTCCGGTATTTAGGTCTCTGACGAGCGCAGCACCCAACCCCTCCGTCGCCGCAGCGGCTTCGCGTTGGACGCGGGCAATCTCTAATGCGACAGAAACGTAATTACCTCCATCGCGGATGGTATTTACAAACTGCTTCTGAAGCTCTTGCAGGCGTTGGTTAAATCCAGCGGTTGTGTTTGGCAGCTTGCCGAAAGTATCATCAAGCAACTGCAAGCGCTTGTTGAAAGAATTTATACCTATATCAGCATCGTTAAAAGCATCTGCAGCAGAAATAACGGCTTTTCTGCCCGACTCGACTGAAGCAAGAAACCCTGTCTGAGCCTCGCTTCTCAAGAGTTTATTTAGCCTTTCCTGAAGCCTAAGCCTTTCCTCTACATTCTTCTTAAGAGTGCGCTCTTTGCTAGCAAGATTGTCTATTCCATCAATTTGAAGCTGAATACTTGCCGCTTCTTCTTTGAAAGCTTGCGCTTGAGCACGAATACTGCCAGGGGTGGCGCGAATGCCACCTGCAAGCAGCCCGGCTTTTTTTGCAGCCTTTTCTGCTTGCTGATCCAGTAAATTGAGCTTCGCAACCAGCCCTTCAATGTCTTTTCCAAACGCAGCGAAGGCGCTTGAGTCTAATTTCGTTTCAGTCCTTAACGCAGATAGCTTGTCAATAGCATTCTGAATTTGCTTTGAAGTCGCGCCGGTAGAGTTAGCAAGATCAAGAATTGCCTTCTTTTTGGCATCAATCGCAGAGGTTGATCCCCGTAAATTGCTTTCTAAGTTTGCTATGTCTTTCCCAAGCCGCACGTAAGCTTTCCCGCCCATCGCGGCCTGCTCTCGCAGCCCCTCAAAAGCCTTGATCTGGCCCTTGATCGTTGCCTCGCTGTTGCCAGCTTCAGTTGCAAACTTTACAATATCTTTTGTCGCTTGAGTTATGTCCGCGTCAGACAGTTTTACTTGTTTGGATAAATCACGAAAAGACCTATTCAGCGCCGCGAGCTTTTCGCCGCCCTTGATGCCAAGCTCGATAGCAACAGGCTGAACAGTTTTAGCCATCCTTCTTGTTCAGTTCTGCGAGTGCGGCTGCTTCCATCACTTGGATGTCCTCTAGCAGCTCGCGGGGGTTCTCTACATCATACAGCGACATCAGTCCGCCCGCACCAAGCAGCACCTCGTACTTCAAACCGACGTAGCCGCCCATCGTGACGTTCCACTGCGTTTGCATTCGCAGGAACATCATCAACGATTCCCAATTTTCCTCCCATACTTCGTAATGCTGCTCAGTCGGTGCAGCGGGACGCTGCGGCTTTAGTCCGAATGCCGCAGCGTCATCACTGGTCTTATCTTCTACTCTTTTGCCGCCTTTACACCAATACTCGACGGCACCTTTCAGTTTCCCAGACGGGCGCCCTCGAAGGTCTCGGTGTAAGCCTTAAGCACACCGCGAATCCAATACGGATCGTCAGAGAATTCCTTCATCGTCGCCTGCGAAAATGGCACAGGCTTGCCATCCTCATCGTCGATGCCTTGCCATCCAGTTAACACAGCCTTGAGCAGCTCAAGGTCGCCTTTGTCGGCAAGCTTTTGAAACTCAGAGCGAGGCACACGCTTGAAAATCGCATCAAACGTAGACTCCTCAAATACACCGCCATCAGCAGGTTCTTCAATGGTTACAGGCCACTTAAAGGTCTTAACCTTCTTGCGAATAAAAGCCATGAGTGAAAATAGACTCTTGCAAACTATACAGCAATAAAAAAGGGACCGCAACGCGGTCCCTGCGGATCCATCTCTCGCCGATCAAGTGTACACCAGGCTGAACTCGTCGTTACCGGCAGTGGAAGGAATCGCGGTGTAGGGGATGTTCAGCATTGCGATGCCATCCTGATCACCGTAAGACACGTCGCCAATATCGACCCGAGTGGATGCGAAGTCAACGATGTTGCCTGCAGTGGTGCCGTGCTGGAACGTCAGGTTGCCCAGGGTTCCATCGGTAAGCGCAGCAGCGAAATAATCCTTCTGCGCAATAGTCGGGGCTTCAACCACCACAGTGCCACTGCTGCTGCGATCAGTGATCAGCACCTCTTTGGTGCAACCAATCAACTCGCGATAGACCAGAGTGTTGCCCAGGTCAAGACTGACTGACTGAAGGCAGCCGGAATACGACAGCAGGGAGAAAGTGTCAGTATTGCCGTTTTTGAAGACCAGCGGCGTAGCCTGGTTCGCATAGGTCACGCTAGGCAGCGCCGAATCGTCAGGAGCGTTATAGATACCGGTGAAGGTGAAATCAATCGTCGGGATTTCGCCCACGTTGGCATTCAGCGTGAAAGTACCGCGAGCGCCAGTCACCTTATGGCGAACACCATCAATGTTGTAGTGGATGGTGACAGAACCAAAACTTGCAGACACAGG